CCGCAAGGCGGCGGCGTAAACCGATGGCAACCAGCAAGCTGGAAATTTATCAGCGCGCCATTCTGCACTGCAGGCAGACGCCGGTGACATCGCTGAGCGAAAACAATGAAGCCCGCAGATTGTGCGACATTCACTATGGACCAATGCTGCAGTCGCTCATGGAAGCAGGTTTCTGGACCCATGCCATGCGCACCACCCAGATCACAGTGAACAATAGTGTCTCGCCGGCCTTCGGCTATGCCCATGCCCATGACATGCCGGCAGATTTCGTGCGCAAATATGTAGTGTCTGCCTCCGAGGCCCTGGATCCTCCACTGGACTATCACACAGATGGCAGGGCCTATCTGGTGGAGGGCGGTTACCTGTGGTCCGACGTGACGCCGCTTTACATGCGCTACACCTCCAGTGATGCCGCTTATGGGCTTGATCTGGGCAGGTGGCCGGAACGGCTCACCGAGGCGGCATGCACCGAACTGGCCTGCCGTATCGCACCGAAACTGACCGGCTCGACCGAACTGCAGAGCAGTCTCATGTCGCTGAAGGCCGTGGCGCTGGGCAAGGCCAACACGTTTGAAGCCCTGCAGCAGCCGACACAGGCCAGCAGGCCGGGACGCTGGATGAGCAACCGGTTTTCCGGCCGCCGGTCAAGCCTTGATTACAGGCGGGCGTGATGCGCGAAAAATCCTATCTGTTTGCCATGAACGGCGGTGAGGTGTCGCCGCTGGCGCTGGGCCGCGTTGACCTGTCGCGCATGCGTATCTCGGCCGAGGTGATGAAGAACTGTTTCCCGCGTGTGATCGGTCCGATGGCTGCACGCCCCGGGCTTGCTTATCTCTCGTCGACAGACGGCGATGGCGAGGCGCGCAACATTCCGTTCATCTTCTCGGCAACAGATACCGCACTCGTGGAATTGTCAGACAAGAAATTGCGCGTTCGGGTCGCTGGCGAGCTTGTTTCCAGGGCTGCTGTTTCCACGGTTGTGACCAATGGGGATTTTGGTGCGTCGACCGGCTGGACGCTCACGACGACAGGCGGTGGAGTGTCAACAATCTCCGGCGGCGTGTTGACACTGCAAACACCCGACAGGGGCGGCACGACACTCGCCAAGCGCTCCGACACCGTGTCTGGTGGCGACCAGAATGTCGAACATGCGATTGAAGTTACCGTTGACCGGGGCCCGGTGAAATTCCGCTGCGGCTCCACTGATGGCGGCGATGAATACATAAGCGAAACCGAATTGAAAACCGGGTTTCACTCGATTGCCTTCACACCTGTGTCGGGCACCTATTACGTTCAGCTCTCAGCGGAAAGCGAGGCAAATCGCATCGTATCCGATGTGTCCATTGCCGCGGCAGGCGTGATGGAACTGGTGACAGGCTGGGCTGCCGCTGATCTGTTCAAACTGAGATATTCGCAGTCCGGTGATGTGATCTTTGTGACCTCATCCGACCAGGCTTATCAGCCGGTGCGGATTGAGCGCCGGGCGGAAACATCATGGTCTTTAACAGGCTACGAGTTTGTAGATGGTCCGTTCAGAGGCAAGACAGCAGACCTGACGCTTACACCTGACGCCAGAACCGGGAACGGCACCCTCACGGCGTCGGCTCCGTTCTTCAAGTCCGGTCATGTTGGGTCAGTGTTCCGCATTACCCACCAGCAGACCATTGTGGGAGCGTCCTTATCCGGGCCGGACAGGTACACGGACACCATTCGGGTGTCAGGCAATTCCAGGTACGACATCGATTCCGACGGAGCCAACGAAAACACCAACGAGCGTGATGTCGTCATCTCGATTACCGGAACCTGGGTCGGGCGTATCGGGCTGCAAATCTCCGAAGACGACGGCGAGACGTGGCGGCGGGTTGAGTTTTACACAACCAATCAGAGCATTACCAGAACGCCGGGGTCTGCGAACACGGTTGTATTGTGCAGGCTCGGTTTCAATTCGGACGACTATACCTCAGGGACTGCAGTCATTACGGCGACCTATTCGGGCGGCGGTGGCGGCGACGGCTACGTGTTGATCACCGGCATCAACTCACCGTCCTCTGCCGACTATGAAGTCATGTCCAGAATTCATGCCGACGAAGTTGCCAATGACTGGTCGGAAGGACAGTTCTCGACCTTGCGCGGCTGGCCGTCTGCCGTTGCGTTGTTTGAAGGCCGGTTGTGGTGGGGTGGCGCCGACAAACTGTTCGGTTCCGTCTCGGACGGCTTTGACAGCTTTGACCTGGAACAGGACGGCGACAGCGGGCCTGTGATCAGGTCCGTAGCAACAGGTGCCGTGAACGCGGTTAACTGGATCCTTGGTCTGGCCCGGCTGTGCATCGGCACATCAGGGGCAGAACCGGTTGGCCGGTCTTCATCGTTCGATGAGCCAATGACACCTTCGAATTTCTCCATCAAGGATGCTTCCACACAAGGCTCTGCCGATGTGCAGGCGATCAAGATTGATCGCTCCGCGGTGTTCGTGCAGCGCTCGGGCAAGCGCGCTTATGACCTGTCCTACACGATCGATGCGCAGGATTATTCATCGTCGGAAATCAGCCGGTTTCACCCGACCGTGCTTAGTGCCGGCGTGAAGCTGCTGGCCGTGCAGCGCCAGCCCGATACCCGCATCTGGTTCGTGCTCAATGACGGCACCTGCGCCATGCTGACTTATGAACGTTCCGAAGACGTTCTGTCCTGGTTTACCTTCCAGACCGACGGGCTGATCGAAGACGTGGCCATCCTGCCCAATGTGGAAGACGACGATGTCTTCATGGTGGTCGCGCGCACCGTCAATGGCGCGACCAGGCGCCATGTGGAGCGGCTCGCCTATGACACCCAGGCCCAGGGCGGCATCCACAACTACATGGCCGACAGCTATGTGACCCGGACCCTTGTCGCATCTGACACGGTAACCGGGTTGTCGCATCTTGAAGGTGCGCAAGTGGTCGTTTGGGCCGCCGGCCAGGCGGTCATGGATGGTGATGAACCGGCCATATTCACTGTCTCGTCGGGCCAGATCACATTGCCTGAACCGGTCAGCGGCACGGTTGTTGTAGGGCTCGCATATGACTGGCAATGGCGTTCGGCCAAGCTGGCCTACGGGGTTCGCGACGGCGCACCCCTGTCGCGGCGCAAGACGCTGCGGGACGTGGCACCGATCCTCTACAGGACGCACATCAGGGGCATCAGGGCTGGCCAGACGTTTGACGCCATGGATTACCTGCCCTTGTCGTTTGCAGGAGAGACGCTGGATGCCAACACGGTGCTGGAAACCTATGATGCACAGTCCTACTGCATTCCCGGCACCTGGGACACCGACACAAGGCTGTGCCTGGCCGGGCAGGCGCCTTTGCCATGCACGGTGCTGAGCCTGTCGCTGACCATGGAGGCGAATTGATGCTGACCGTCAGGGAGGCCAGACCCAGCGATGTCCAGAAATTCTGCCGCATCGTAGCACCCATGTGGTTCATCGGTGTGGTGGCGGAAGATGAGACGGGTGCCATCATTGGCGCAGGATGGGTGGTGTGGGGTGACGAAAACCGGCCCTGGGTATGCTTTGAAGGTAACAGCGAGATCAAGGCGCACAAAACGCTGATCGCTCGCTGGTCTGCACGGCTGGTCAGGGCAGCGCAGGCTGCATGCGACGAACTTTATACAATCGAGGATTGTTCAGAACTCAACGGGTCGAGATGGCTTGAATGGCTCGGGTTTCGCGATACGGGCGAGGTCCGGCAAGGCAACAGGGTATTGAAATGGCAGAAACACTTATTGCACTCACAGCCGCCATCGGCACATCCGCTGCGTCGGCAGGAACTGTAGGCACTGCAGCGGCTGGTGCTGCTGCATCGGCAGGCAGTGCGCTTTCCACACTGGGCCTGCTCGGTACCGGGCTCAGCGCCGCTGGTACGCTCTACAGCGGACTGCAGGCAAAGGCGGGTGCTGAAGCCGAGGCCAGGCAGCTGAAAGTCAAGGGCGATGAAGAACAAGCCATTGGCCAGCGCCGGGCCATGCAGGCCCGCCGGGAAAAGGACCTTGCCCGGTCGCGCATTCAGGCAGTCGCAGCAGCGTCTGGTGGCGGGGCAGGTGATGCATCGATCACCAGCCTGATGCAGGGTGTTGAACAACAGGGCAACTACAATTCCATGCTGGAACTCTATCAGGGCAATACCGGCCGCAACAAAGCCTATGCCAGCGCTGCTGCCCGCCGCGCTGAGGGCCGCAGTGCGCTGACCGGGTCAATCATCGGCGCTGCCGGCGGAGCTGCGGGCAATCTGTACAAGATGGCGAGATAGACCGTGCCCAGAATCCCGACACGAGATAATTTGCGCCAGGGCGTGCCGCGCTCAAGCGGCGGCATCGTATCTGCGCCGCGTGACTTTGTGGGCCCAGCCATGCAACAGACCGGCAAACAGTTGTTTGAGGTCGCCAGAAAACAGGCGGCTCACCAACAGCAACAGGAAAAGGTCAGGCAGCAGCGTTCCGCGCTTGAACTGGCGAGTGCCCGTTCGCGGTGGACCTCAAGCCTGCTTGCCGAACACAACAGCTACACGCCCGACCAAAACCCCGACTATGACAAGTGGAGCAAGGCTTATGAGGCCCGCGCAGCCGCTTGGCAGAAACAGGCAGCGCAGGGCATTTCTGATCCTCAGGTGCGCCAGCAGTTCATGGCTGAGACACAGGATGATCTGGCACAGGTTGGTATCAGCATCGGCACGCTGGCCCGTGAGGTCGGACTGAGTGTCAAACGTGCTGAAGCCGACAGGTCTCTGCTCCGGCAGGTCGACATTGCCGCATCGCAGCCTGACGAGGACGGAAAAGTGGTCATGGGTGGGGTGCGCGCCACATTGCAGGACATGGTTGATACAGGCGTTATTTCGGTGGAGGAAGCCGCTGGCCGTAGTGTTGGCTATGCCCGCCAATATGCATCCGGCAAAATAGCGAGGATCACGAAGCAGGACCCGGCTCTGGCTGTGTCGGTTCTGAGAGGCGAACAACCGGGCCCGAGCGCGCTCATCAGGCGGTTGCACAGGTTTCGCTCGACACCTTACTGGCACGGGCGTGCAGACCGGGCCGGTTATGGATCTGACACCGTCACTCATGAAGATGGCACGGTTGAAAAAATCGTGCCCGCCATGACGGTCACCCGCGCGGATGCTGACAGGGATGTGCAGCGCCGTGTCGATGAATTCCTCTCCGGCATCGACAAGCAGGTCGGTGGCAAGGTGTTTGATCGTCTTGCACCGCATGTTCGCGCGGCGCTGGTTTCTGTGGGGTATCGCACAGGCCATCTCCCGGATGATGTGGCAGCGGCGGTCAGATCAGGTGATACAGAGGCAATTGCTGCTGCCATTGCTGCGGACGGCAATGAAGACGATGGCGTGAACCGGCAGGTCAGGCTGCAGGAAGCCGCGATTGTGCGCGGTGAGGGCAGCACGCCTTATGAACAGATTGCCCGGCGTCCTGCATGGGCCGATGTATTGGAGCCCGAACAGAAGTCAGATCTGCTTGACGCTGCCGGCCGTGAGCTTGAACGCCAGGACAGCAGGCATGCTCTGGCTGACAGGATCCATGCAAGGCAGCTTGGACAAAGCATCCGGTCGGACATCCGCTCTGCCTTTTCAAATGGCGCGCACGCGGATATTGACCCGGATAGTGTGCTGAGGGAACTGGGGCCGGAAACACACCGGCAATGGCTTGAGGCCAGGCAGGACGCGACCGATGTAGCTGCCAACACGCAAAACATGGCGAGCCTGCCTGATGAGCAGATTATGCAACTGGTTGAAGCTCACCGGCCTGAGCCTGGAGATGAGGGCGAAGGCTTTGCCCGCAGGCAGGCGGTTTATGAGCGGATGTCCCGGCAAGCGAACGAGATAGGGCGCGAACGAAGAGACAATCCGGCGCGCGCCGCCATGCGTGTGCCGTCTGTTCGCCACGCATTGTCTGAAGCGCAGGACCCGAGCGCCACATCACCGCAAAAAACTCAGGCGCTGGTGCGGGAAATGATGGCCGCACAATCAGCACTTGGCGTTGCACAGGCATCGATCGCCCCGGTACCGGATGAATGGGCTTTCGAAATCGGCAAGGCGCTGACCCGCATTGCAACTGATCAGGACAGCCCAGAAACCGAAGAGCAGGCTGCTGCGGTTCGCCAAGTGTACGCCGATATCAACGAGCAGTACGGAGAGTTTGCCGACGATGTGATTGCCTACTCCATCGGCAAAGCCAGAGCCCTCAGCAGCGACATGGCCCGTCACGTTGGCGCGTTGATGAAGTCCCTGGCCCAGCGCAGGTCGCTCGGCGAGATTGAACCCGAGTCAGACA